GTGTGACATTTTATAAATCTTTAATTACTTCGATACCTGTCTTTCCTCCAATTGTTTGACCAGCACCAGCTGTCCAAGTTGAATCAGTTGAACGAACGTGAATTGTGGTAACGCCAGAACTAAGAAGGGAACTTGTTACATCCAATACACTTTTTTCAACGTAACAATCTACGTTGGTTAAGCTAGAGCAACCATTAAAAGCAACAATTCCAATACTCGTAACACTATTTGGAATGACTAATGAACCAGTTAAGCCAGAGCAATCCTGAAAAGCCCTACCCCCAATACTCGTAACACTATCTGGAATGGTTAATGTGCCAGTAAAGCCAGTGTCACGAAAAGCATTACTCCCAATACTCGTAACACTATCTGGAATAACTAAATCACCAGTTAAGCTAGTGCAAGAACGAAAAGCATAATTCCCAATAGTCGTAACACTATTTCCAATGGTCAATGTGCCATTAAAGCCAGAGCAACCCTCAAAAGCATAATCTCCAATACTCGTAACACTATCTGGTATAACCAAAGAACCAGTTAAGCCAGTGCAATCTCTAAAAGCATTAATCCCAATAATCGTAACACTATTTCCAATGGTTAGTGAACCAGTGAAACCAGAGCAAAATTGAAAAGCTCCCGTACCAAGTACACCTTTAATAGTTGTAACGCTATCTGGAATTACTAAATCACCAGTTAAGCCAGCGCAACCATAAAAAGCACTAGCCCCAATACTCGTAACACTATTAGGAATAACTAATGAACCAGTAAAGCCAGTGCAATTAGTAAACGCACTATCCCCAATACTCGTACAACTAGTTCCAATAACCACCCCTTTTAAGCTTGTGTCAAGATACTTCCAGTCTTCTGGTATATCGCCTTGGATTTGGTCTGTATCACCAACAGCAGTACCATCATCATATACGACAGTAGGTGTGCCAAAAACCTCACCAGCAATCTCAGACCAAGCACCAGCTACTCTAGCTACTGGCTTGCCTTGTGTGGTATCATAAGCCAATACACCATCTTCAACCTCTGGAAGATCAGCGGTTGTTGTTGCTAAAGGTGGAGCTTTCGGGCTGTGACTCATTATTGTATGTAATATCCAGATACACCATCACTAAAGATTGAAATGGATTCATACTGGCTGGTTAAGGTGTATCCAATACCAGATCCGTCTCCAGTAACTCCGTCAATAGTACATCCACTAGGAGGGAGAAGCAGAACATCGCAATCATTACCTATTTTCTTGTGAACGGTGACGGCTTCATGTAATGTTGGATCAAGAAGATCAACAACAATACAGGCTCCACCACTACCACTACCACTACCACTACCGCTACCGCCACCAAGACCTGTATCATCATAAAGGTGATGGGTGTGTTGGGTGATTTGGGTATAGGTTGGGGTGGTTACAGTAACAACGCTGAATTTTGCAGCACCACCACCTTGAGCTTCTTCCCAAGTCGCATTTCCACTGCCATCTGCAGTGACAACATAACCACTTGGAGCGGCAGCAGAATCAATATCAGAAACAGTTATTTGCCCTCCAGCTGAAGGTTGCCACGTTCCAACACCATTTGCATCTGTCGTGAGGACATACCCATCAGTTGCACTTGTTGGCATCTTAAATCCTGCACCAACATTTAGGTTTGGGACGTATGCTGTATCCGCAGCATCTGTTGTAATATTCTGACCGCCCAAAATCACTGAGCGATGGTGAGTAGATTGGATTGTGTTTGTAGATCCACCAATTATGACCGCTTCCGTTGCGCTTTCTATAATGTTTGTATCTCCACCAAGAACCGCAGAGTGTTTTGTTGCTTGTGAACTTGTTCCCTGTCCTGATAATCCGACAACGCTGTTGATTGTTCCGATAGCAGTTGTGTATTTAGTATAGAGAGTTGTGTCTGTACAGCCTAAGCCTTCAGCTTCTTGACCAATCACAACTTGACCGAAGCCCCCAATCGTAGAACTATCGTTGCCAATCACTTCGTTTTCCCGACCACCATAACTTACCGAGCGATTACCACTTACTGTGTTTTTTATACCACCAATAGAACAGGCTTGGTTTCCAGCAGCAGAGTTGTCATTCGCTGGATTGCTTGGATGTAATGTTTCAATTCTGCCTACGCTGATATTGTTCAGCGTGGTTGCTCCGTTTGCTGTAACAGAATCTAGAGTTGGGTTAGCGGACCCTTCTAAACCAGATATACGAGATTCGATCTCTAATATATTGGTATTGTAATTATTGCGGAATGTTAAGTGGGTCGATCCGCTTGTGGGTATGAAAGGATTTAGTGACATGATTTATTGTTCTTTTGTTATTCGAATGTAGCGGCAAGTTCTATGTAATTATCAACCTTCTCTTGGCTCCAACCAAGAAAAGCAACAGCACCAATAAACAGTGGATGATCTCTCTTGAAAACCGCCGCATGGTTCCAGCCGTCTATAATATTCTGATCTCCGCTGCCAGAAACAAAAGCATCAACCGCCGCCCTGTCTTCTGGGACTGTGTTGAGGGCTTGTTTGATTTGGTAGTTTGTTACCTCGTTTATAATCTGCTCTGGAATAACCTCAAGCTTCCATCCATATTCATCCGCAGTGAGTTCTCTTACATAATATTGCCCCTCTGGTGCATCATCTGGCATAGGAAGGTTTTCCACATATTTGTAGCCAGCGGGAGTAGCTGGAGCAGCAGCATCACGGGTAAGTGATGATGGCAAACCATTCAAGCTCTGATATCTGAGTTTAAGGGGGCTTAGTGAAATTAGTTGGTAGGTTTTCATTTTAAATTATTTTTAAATTGCGTTACTCACATAAAGGTAATTATCTGTGCCATCGTGATACCAGCCAATAGAAGCCTCTCCAGAGCCAGAAGCACTAATTGAAGCTATGTCAGCTAGATCACCAGCCAGAACGTCATAAGTGCTTGCAAATGTCCAAGAACCTGTGTTGTCTTGCTCGACAAGAATCAATCCAGAATCACCAGTAGCAGCATTGGTTATAGAGAAACCAGTTACGTCTTCAGTGAGTGTGGTAGTTGCGTTACCGCCAAGGGATGCGTCAAGAGTTAAGACTCCAGAAACAGAGGATATTGACTGCTGCAGGGTCTTGTCTTCTAAAGATGAAAATCGGGTTTCAGAGTCGGCAAAATTAGCGTTCATCCCACCAAGAACATTTTCATGGGTGGTGACTCCTGTGGTAATTGAAATTTGGTTTTGTGCCATGTTGTTAAATTATTGTTACGTTTCCGTTTTCGTCTGTGGTTGTGGCTGGTTTTGTTGCAACTTTAGCTAGAATCGAGTCAAGCTCTGATTGGCGGCGACCACCAAGGACATTAGATAAAAACAAAAGTGTCTCTTCGTTTATTGCAAAAAGTTCACCAGCATCTTCGCCTAAAGCATCAAGGACTGCCTGTGGGTTTGGGTCGTCCCAAATAAGACCCCAGCCTTCATGCCAGCATCTTATGATCTCATTCGCAAGAGCAACGTTGATATATTTAATCCTAGAGGCTTTTTTCTCTGGGCTGTTCTGTGATGGTTGAGGTATTTCGTTTAGTAAGCTCATTGTTTATTGTTTGAAATTAAGTCCAAGGGCATTCGTTTTCCCAGATTTCGCTATTAACCCAAATGCCTCCTTCGCATTCTGGTTCTTTCCAATCGCACTCATCATCCCAAATAACTTGACCCTGCCATAAAATCCTACAACAACCAGCTATAGCTTTGTTGCGTAAGGCTCCATTCAGAAGTGCGTTACCAGCTATACGGAGGAGTTTCATTATTAATCAGCGTAATAGATAATTGCGTCACCAGCGGTAAGCTCAATAGCAGACCACTCTCCAACGATAACATCGCCAAGAGCTATATCTGCACCAGAAAAGTTAGAAATGCTACCTACCGTGCCAGCACCGATAGTGCAGTCATCAAGGGCGTGGATAGCCATGAACTTACCAGTGTGGGTTCCTACTCCGACCCTCTCACCTCCATAATGACCTACTTGTTTTAAAAGACTTGATTGTGTTGATGTGGACATACTAATGTATACACATCTAATCGTCTTTTTACAAATATTTCAAAGAGATTCTGCCACCTTCGCCTTTTGTGTTGGCAACAAAACCCTCAACCAATACCTCAGATGGTAGAAATTTAACAAGTTTTAAATCAAAAAAATAATATTCACCATCAATATCAACCCTAAAAGCATAACCAGCAGAACAAAAATTGAAACCTTGAGTGGATATTATCTTGTTTTCTAGGTGTTTTGTCTTGGTGTTTGTGCCAACAACTTCAAATCGACAGTTTTTCATATTCTTTTATAAGTGTTTGTTTATCTGTATACACCTCATCAAATTCTTTGTCTTTGTTTTCTGTATAGGTAAGGGCTTTAATGTATCTTTTTAAGAAGAATTTATAAGCGTTTTTCTTCTCTCTTCTGAAAACCTTACCAATTATATTATCGCATTTTAGATAATTAAATGCCGTCAAGCAGAGTTCGTAAAAGCAAAGCCTCATTGTAGGTATGTCGCTTTCTAGTTTAGTATTTGGGAAAGCAAATATAAGATCTATATGAGAATCTTTTATGTGATTGAAAAAAGCAAAAAAAAGATATTCGTTGTTTTCATTCCTTACCGCAATAGGTAGGGAGCAGTTTTCCTTTAAAAAAGAAACGTATTTTTCGGAAGCCCTGTTCCTTCCATTAATGGATTTGATGTAATCAATTTCCCCGAATGGGGAAGAACGTAAACAATAGGTTTTTAATAAATCTTGAAAAACTGGGTCTTTAAAATCTATTAATATAACATTACGCTTGGACATTTTCGAACTTGAAAATTACTTCCGATTTTTGGGTTACGCCGTTCTCGTCAAGGATATCTTCCTTGACATAGCCTTTAAGGATCGTAGCGCAATCAACCGCCCAATCTTTGCCGCCTTTAAGTTTGGGCGAATAGCTCTGTTGGTATTTATCTTTCTTGTCGAATACTCTATAAATTGTTTCCATGTTGCTTATTATAGGCAAAATACAAACAAAGTCAAGTAATTTTAGTTTAAAAAGTAATAAATTATCATAAAATAAGATTGAAAGTGTAGAATATTTTATGGGTAAAGGACTTGATAAGGTAGCTAGATCTCTATTAGATTTACAGCCAACTGCTGTTTTGGATCTTTTTTTGTTGTATCCAGATTATCAAAAATTCCCTAATGAGTTTTACCCTATACATAATGGATCTGTTTTAAAAAAGGGAATAATTTGGCAGGGTGTCACCTATATGCCTGTTGGTATGGAGATAGATGGTTTTGAAATTAATGCTGACGGCAGGATTAACAGGCCAAAAATAAGAATTTCCAATAAAGATTATTATGTAACGAACCTTCTCAGGAGGAGTAATGATTTTAAGAACGGAAAAATCATAAGGAAAAGAACTTTCGTTAAGTTTTTGGATGACGAAAATTTTGATGGTGGAAACCCATTTGGAGAGGCTGACAACACAGCAGAACTTTCCTCACAAGAATACATTATAGCTCAAAAAGTTCAAGAGAATAAAGTAATAGTAGAGCTTGAATTAACATCTCCTCTTGACCTTGATAATTTTGAGATAAACCACAGAAGAATAATGGGTAAGTATTGCTATTGGCAATACAGGGGTAATGGGTGTCAGTATAGGGGCGTCCCAATACACAGAGAAGATGGAAGTGATTTTACTGATATCAATGGAAATTTTATGTCTTTTAATGGTGGGTTTGTTTATGGGGACAACGCACAAAAATATAGAGATGATGTTTCTTATACAACAGGCGACCTTGCTTGGATTAAAAACGAAAGGATAAAAGTAATAGATCCATATGGTGTACAAAGGCCATTAGATGTATTGAATTATTATATAGCAAAAACAGATGTTCGTGGCTTAAGGCCAGATGAAAACCCTAAATATTGGGAAAAGGATGGGTGCAACAAGAAGCTTTCTTCTTGCAAGCTTAGGTTCACAGAAGAAAAAACTATAACAAGATTTGTTGGCGTTCAACAAGTTGTAACTGGAATATCTTCATTGAGCGGATATGGGACCTATGATTATTATTTTGAACCAGAAGATGATACTTCGCTCAGACAGGCTTTGAGTGGAGAGAATTGGACTTTTATGTTTTTAACGAGCAAATATAAAAATGACCACAATTACGCTGGATATTTATCAAGTAATCAGAACCGATACGGCGGGATTAATATGTTTGAATATGATAGGAGAATTAGAACCTCTTATAGATCTGTAAATGACAGTAGCAAGAATATAGCTGCTAATAATAAAATGAGAGATATTAAAAGTTATAATACAAATCAGACCCTTAATTACCCATTCATAATGAGAAAAGTATCTGCAAATACTATTCAGTTAATAGAATATAATGCGGATAGTAAAACATCAATAACACATGCTGGAGATGTTATTAGTGGCACTCATAATCGTTTTATTATAGGAAGAAGTTGGGACTCATATAAGAGGTCTCCAAGTATTGAGGTGGAGGGTTTTTTCTTTTGGAATAAAGATTTAACAGATGAGGATATAGATCTTTTATTTAGGTCAGATAGTAATTTTGGACACAGGATAAGGCCTTATAACGAATTAAAAAACGGAAATCAACAAGAAAAAGATTTAGTTAATAACTCGTGTTTAGGTTGGTGGACGTTCCCATTTGATGATGCAACAGGGCAACAAAAGGGTATTAATAATTATGCCGACCCAACCAATAATTTAATATATAAACAGGGAATACCAGAAGTATCTTATGGCCAACATCAAGACTTTTTGAAAGAAGATACATACCTCTATAACCTAGAGGAGACTGTGGACCAACAAGAAGTAGTTTCATATTTGCCATTCGGAGGATTCCCTGGAACTGATGGTTATAGTTTTGATAGAAAGGTTTAATATATGACGCAGGAATACTTTAGAACCCCCAAGAAGAAAGAAATATTAAAAAAAATAATAGATTGGTCATCCAATAATTCTTTTTTTGAAATATGTGGTTTAATAGGCAGAGATGAAGACCAATACGTAATATTTTTATGTGAGAATAAGTCTAAAACACCATCTCAAAGTTTCTCTATTGACCCAATTGATTATATTTTGTTTTTAGAAAAATATGACCCAATAGCCCTTTTCCATACTCATATACGTGGTAATGAAGAGCCTTCTGAAAAAGATATTATAATGTCAGAAAATAGCTGTTTGCCCTTTTTGATTTACTCAACAACAACAAGAAAATTTAAGATATATACCCCAAAACATTTACATGTCAATGAGGAGGAGTTAGAAAATTTTCAAAAACTACAATGACTAAAATAAACCTGTATGGTATACTGAGGGAGGAGTTTGGGGATTCTGCTTTTTTAGAGATAGAATCTGCAAAAGACGTAATTGATGCATTGGATGTTAATAAGAGGGGTTTTAAGAAGAGGTTGTTTGATTTAGGTTTTCAAGGGTTTCATTACACAGTATTGGTTAACAAGAAAAGGATAGATGATCCAATAGACTTTTTGTTTATGAAGAAACCAAAAAATATTGATATAATCCCAATACTAAATGGAAGCGGTGTTGACCCAATATCAATTCTCTTTGTGGTAATAGCCGTTGTCGCTACTATATTATTAGCTCCTGAGCCGCCAAAGCCGCCAGAGGTGGAGGCGCAAACTCAAGGGTTGGAAAAATCTTTTGCGTTTTCAAGTTTAACAAACAGGGCCGCGCAAGCAACTCCAGTACCAGTTGGTTATGGAGAACTTTTGATCGGCTCGGAGGTTATTCAATCGTGTATAAAAAGCTATCCACAAAATCAGAGATCATTTGAGGCGTTTAGAAGAAATCCTTTTAACGGATCAGAAAACCCAACTCAATCTTCAAGCCAATTGGTGTAAAATACATTATATATATTTATATGACACAAATAAAGCTATATGGTATTCTAAAGGAGGAGTTCGGAGAGTCTATTTTTTTAAATATAGATTCAGCGAGCGATATTTTTGATGCTATTGATGCAAACAGAAACGGATTTAAGAAGAGGATTGTAGATCTTAGTCAGCAAGGTTTTAGGTATGCTGTTTTATTGAATGGCAAAAAAATACAAAACCTACAAGGGTTTATGGATAGTAAAAAACCAAAAACAGTAGATTTAATACCTATACTGGGTGGAGATGGATGGGGTGAAATTATAATGTTAATAATATCTATAGCTGCTACCATATTGCTGGCGCCAGACCCGCCGAAACCACCAGAAGTGACACAAACAACAGCTGCGTTAGAAAAGTCTTTCACGTTTTCAAACTTGGTGAATAGGGCGGCGCAAGGTACTCCTGTACCAGTTGGTTATGGAGAGTTGTTAGTTGGTTCTGAGGTTATACAGGCAACCATAAAAAGCTATCCACAAAATCAGAGATCATTTGAGGCGTTTAGAAGAAATCCATTTAACGGTACGGAGAACCCAACGCAATCTTCAAGTCAACTAATATAAGATGAAACATTTTGAAATAAAGAATACTCTAGCTGGTGCTGGTGGCGGTGGATCAGATCCAAAACCGCCAACACTAAAGCCGCCGCAAATTGGTGATTTTTCAGTTGCGGCTTCTTATAGTTATTCAGAGATAATAGACTTGTTGTCTGATGGCCCGATAGAAGGCCTTACTAATTCTAATGGGTTGGTTTTAGATGAATCTTCTTATTTGCAGGGTATTTATTTAAATGATACGCCAGTTGAGGTTTCAAATGATTCTTTTGCTAATTCAAATAAAGAACTAATTCATAGAATCGATGCTACACAAGAATGTTTTACAGGAACTTTTGTAAAAGCGTTTAATTCTATAAAAGAATCGCCAGACGATCTGTATGATTTTATTTATTTTAATAAAGAAACGAAAACAAAATACTCAACATCTTTATTGTCAAAAGCTGGACAGTATTTGGTTTCTCTTATTCATGATGAAACACCAAACGAGCAATCTTCCGCAACCGAACTAAAGGATAACGCTTGCCTTGATATATCAGACTACGACTCTCCAGACGGGTTAACTGGTGTAGCTGCATTTTATACAGATTTTACAACTGGGACAATAAATCAAGCTAGACAAAGGTATGTAAACAGCCATTTTTATTCAACCTTTTTTCCGCCATCAGTCGAAGAACTAGAAAAAGCAAAAATTGCTGTTGGTGGTACTATTTTCTTTGAAAAACAATGTACTGGGGTAGGTGGTGTTGACACTTTCTACTTGGAAACATGTTTACAACCATCTAATCTAGATT